CCACTCATCCCAAGGTGACCCCTGAACCTATCGTTGTCTTCAGCTATTCGTTTATCCATCTCATTAAAAAGTAACTCCGATGACATTCCAGTACCTCCCCTCTTTTCTTAGGTTAACTTTCTTTATTTCAAGCAGCGCCCCGTTGTCTACCATCTGGACTGCTGACTCAATGCTGTAAGGAAGATCAAAACCTCTCGACATAATCCTCCATTTCTTTTCAGCTACCGCCCTAGGCTTACCATTCATGGTCATCATGAGTGCGGTAGATCTAGGCCAGTAGTTTTCCTCAGTCTTAAACATGATCTTCAGGTAGTCATTACCGTTCTTTGACACAGCCCTTTCAGCGCGAACAAACTCCACCGCCTCTTGTATTTCAATGACGGCAGCTTCACCCAACTCATCCGATAGCACATTGCCTTCTGCAGCGATGATTGTTTCAGATGCTCCGACCTCATCCTTAATAGTTTCAAGCTCTTCCGATACCGGGGGCAGTGGCTTGAGTGCTTCGCACTCCCTGCATTTCTTATCATCGATGTCATTGACCGACAGACACTCATCACATATCCAGATCATCTCCTCATCGACAACCTCATCATCTTTCTTGTTGCGCTCAGGTCTAGCGACATCGATGCAGCCATGACGGCCCATGTTTCCACCGTAGTCCAAGAGAAGACAATCATCCTTGTCTGGCCAAGGTCGCATACCCCTGCCACATATCTGAACGTATAGGCCAAGCGACTTGGTAGGTCTGAGCAATGCGATGCAGTCAGTCCGAGGCGCGTCCCATCCCTCAGTCAGGACCGCAACATTACATAGCGCGTTGAGAGTACCTTCCTCAAAGCTATTAAGGATGTTTTCTCGCTCATCCATGGGAGTCTCAGCCGTGACACACGCTGCCTTGATCCCCTGGTTCTGCAGGAACAACGCCATCTTGTTCGCGTGAAGAACACTGACACAGAAGAACACCGTGCTCTTCCTGCCTTTCAGGAAAGCCTTCTCTATCCAATCGTTGATGATGGCATAGATGGTTTCATCTACGATAGCCAATGCCTCTAGGTCTGACTCCCTGTAGTCACCGCCCTTAAACTTAACCCTAGCCTTGGACGCATCAATGACTGCGTTGTCATTCACCTTGAACGATGACAGCCGGGACAGGTAACCCTGATTGATTAGCGCAGGGATGGTAGCCTTGTAAGCTACGCCTCCAAAGAAGTGATCATCCATACCATAGATGTACCCCTGCCCCATACGGTAGGGCGTAGCAGTTACACCCATGATCTTGGGGCAACCTATCTCTTCAAAGTGATCGATGATCTTTCGGTATCGGCTGCTCATCTGGGGACCAACATGGTGGGCCTCATCGATGATGATGTAGTCAAATGGGTATGATTTCTCTAACCGTTTCTTTGAGGCCAGCGTATCTCTACTGGCAACAACAATCGGCGCTGTTTGATTAAACTTCTTTAGGCTGGCCGCAAGGATTCCAACTGGAGCATCAGGCCACACAGTGATTAGCTTATCAACCGCTTGACTGATAAGTTCCTGGCGGTGAGCCAAGATAAGGAATCGTTTGCTTGGGTCAGCAAGGTATAGCTCTTTAATCAATGTTGTAAAGACAACTGTCTTACCCGCCCCGGTAGGTAGTACGATGAGGGGGTAAGTTGTTTCTTCTTTAAACCAACAGTGAGCTTTTGCTAAAGCTTTTTTCTGATAGTTTCTGAGTTCCATAGCTAGAAAAAATCTCCTATGTTTGCACATTCATCTTCTATTTCTTTGCGCTTCTTCAACGCTTCTTTCTTTATGTACCTGAAGGTCCAATCAACTTGATCTGGATCTACAGCAAAGATGAAGGCGTTGCTTACTGACAAAGACATAAGTTCTTGTACTAGAGTTGCGTTGTTTAACTCTTCCGTTTCATGCTCATCTATAAGTTCTTGAACGGCGATCAGGAAGTCATTTATTTTTTCATCCATCCTTGTTCTCCATCACTCTTTCTGCACAGTAGTCCATTGCTTCGCTCATGCTAGGGCTTATCCCCAAGCACGGGTTACCGTCTGACTTCTGAAAAGCAAACCAAACTTCTTCTATCGGATCGAATTTAACTGTCATCTCTGAGTCCTCTAATTCCATTTTTATTCTCCGTAAAAAAGTGGTGGACCGCCAAGAAGAAGTACATGATCTGTCGAGATCCTTCTTGACGTTGGCCCAGGATGCCACCCCACCCTGTAGGGTTCCCGACAGATTTAATCCTGCCAGTTAACCTGTTGCCCTGTAGGTTGGGCAGGCTGTGGCACTTGAGCTTGCGCTTGAGGTGCGGCAGGTGCTTGAGCGTTACCCGTCAAGAAAGACTTGACCTTGTTCTTCGGAGGGTAACCATTTGAACCAGCATCAATAGATATGCTCGCTTGAATCGGTTGATTCATTGCGCTATTAACCATAGCCTTGTTGAGTTGCTGCGAAGAAACATCCAGACCAGCCGATGCACAAAATGATTTGAGCCGCTGAAGACCTACTTTGCTTTCGCCTGTTAGAACAAAGTTCTCCCAGATCAAACGATTAGCATTCGTTGGGCCAAGAACCTTGAAGGTCATAGCCACACCTTGGTTTCCACTGGATGGAAAGGTTTTATCTTCGTACTCAATTGCCTCTAACGTGTACTGCCCAGCAGGAAACGGAGTAGACTCGCCACCACCGCCAACTTCAATTTTGTCCCAATCAATATCGCTATCCAATATACCCATACTACTTAACTCCTTTCACTACAGTTTGTTGCACTGGATTCAGCGCAGTTTTATATGCATCTAAGAATGCATTCCATTCAAGTGGTAACTTCGCTGGCAAATCAAGACGCGACTTAGCGTCAAACCCTGCAGCAAATTTAGTATGCAACGCCCTGTTACCGTAACTGACTGCTCGATTCTTTGAGCCATCCTTAGTTACAGTAACGTCATGGTTAGCAAACAAGTTGAAGTCCACCCAATCTTTAATAAGATGGTTGACCTTCTTGTGACAGCGCATCTCCCAACGCTCATAGGATTCCTGAGCAGTCGCGTCTGCATACATCTTTGTTGCAACGTGCGACAACAGGATCACGTTCATTCCCTTTGTCTTCACGATGAAGTCAAGAGCGCCAAGCAACTTAACAAACAACTCAGTTACCATGGTGAAACCTTTACCGAACCCCGGCGTTTCAATAGACGGCCATCCACCTTTAGCACATACATGGGCTTCAGCTAACAAGCTTGCACCATCTGTGGTATCGATGACGATAGTCTTAAAGTCATGGTTCTCTTTAGCTAACAACTCAAGGCTCGACATGATGTCGTTCCATTCGTTAGCGACATCAAATGCTTGAGCATCAATGTACTTCAGCCCGTCCTCTGCCTGTATAAAAATAGGCTTGTCTGATTGAGCGCCAAAGGTACTCTTTCCTATACCGTCTACGCCCTGAATGTTCACCCGCACTGGCGGGTAAGATCCATCTTTATCAGATAGGGCAGAGGTATTTCTTACAGCGTCTTTTAATGACATTAGCTTTCCTCTTCGTGGTTGAGTTTATCAAGATCAATTTTCTTGATGGTTGTGTTGCCCAGCTTGGTAGCCAGAGCAGATGAAAAGATCAGGGCTTCTTTTGGATTCATCATGGCCCAATCTTTGTACTGGCGCATGTCAACCTTGAAGTTATGCTCACTCTTTATGAACGGCAAAGACTTCTCATCTGTCTTGAGAATGCTTAACGCATTTTCAATCAGATCGGAATCCCATTCATAACTTCGTTTGATCTCGTATGTCACACCTTGAACGGTGCGCTCACCACCCTGGTTGGATAGCGGAAGAACGGCTGACTTAGATTGTTGCAGGTCCAGAATTTCTCTGGTTACTTTTTTTATCTTTGTTTCTAGTACTGCCTTTCCATTTTTTAAATCATGCAAATACTTTACAGATTCTTCATAGCTCATTTCTGTTTTCATTTCTTTCTCCTCTCTACAAAACTGAATCTACTCTCATCCAAAAATGATGTCAACAAGTATTATGTTTTAATTAACAGATAAACATATTGCTTTATATCCAAACAAATCCTATAGTTCAAATCTGTTGTAGATGCAAGAGAGACTTATGAAAAACCTTAACGAAGGAATCTGGGCTTACGACATGATGTCTGATGAGCCAGAGACATGTGCCGAAGGGTTCGCCTGTCAGTTCGATGAAGACGGCGTATGTGATTGGTGCGGGGATGAGGAGGATGAATAGTACTGTGAAGAAAGTTGACGATGTAATCATAGAAAAGAATGTACCTATACAGAAAAGCTTTAGGTCACCTGGCAAATGGCAGAAGGTTCTTATGGCGATGGAGATGAACGACAGTTTTGTATTGGATGAAACTGACGATGAAAGCTTCAAGCAAATGAACGCGATCCGCGCTGCTGGACTAAGCCTAGGTATTAAAGTTAAAGGTATAAAGGAAAATGAAAATAGTAGAAGGGTCTATCGGGTCGAGTAACGTGCACCTATTCCAAGCGGAGTTTGATGGCCAAGACATCAAGCCTGAAGAGAAGGGTGATTGGCTGCACGACATGTGGGAGAACGGCTTACACATCATACCGTGTGGCAGTCCTACAGAAATAGTACCAGCATACTTCAGGAAGCGTCATCCGTTTGATGATGAGCTTGAATTGAAAGGTAAGTGGTCCAAGACTCCCAGGGTGCAGTGGTCTGGCTATCAATCCATACAACCCAGCGATGAGCAGATCCAAAGCTGGCACCAAGAATATCCTAACGCGAACTGGGCAGCTATCACGGGCATAACTTTCGTGGTCATCGATGCTGACTCAGATGAGGCAGTCGAGTGGATATCAGAGGGCGGTATCACACAAAGTCCTTTAGTGCAACGTACACCTAGGGGTGGCGCTCACTATTTTTATGGTGTAGGGCAGCACACAGTGAGGACCGGAGCCGGGGCTAACAAGATCGATACCCGTGGCGTGGGTGGATACGTCATGGTAGCACCATCAGTCGGGTACAAGATGTATTGCAACCCCGGCGTTGGTCTGACATCCATGGATGAACTGCCATGGCTAACGGAAGAAGACATCAACAGCGTTGCACTATTCAACAGTGACGGTGAGGTTGAGCCTACCCTGCGTGACAAACTGACTGAGGAGGCGGTGAAGGAAGGTGGCCGCAACGATAAGCTTGCCAGACTTGTAGGCAAGTGGATCAAGGAAGGCTGGGGCATGAGGGAGATACAGATCAAGGCCCAAGATTGGGCTCAGACCTGTGATCCCCCAATGAACATAGTCGAGACAGCCACCACGGTGATGTCTATCTGCCAAGGTCACATCAAGCGCAACCCAGATGACATCAACTCTGGGGTCAATGAATGGAAGACCAGCGAGTGGCAGACCCAGATCAGCGAGGATCTCAAGGAGATACAGGATCAGGAAGATCCCGTGCTGATTGAGCCACAAGCAGAGAAGGGACCACTAGGTCTGGTGTCATTCAACGATAAGGAATGGCAGGAAGATACTCTAGAGACAAGCGTTGAGCAGTACTGGGGTGATGCGTTCATCTTTAAGCAGAGCAGGGTATTGCTGTTGGGTAAGCCTAAGATCGGTAAGTCTAATTACCTTGGGGCGTTCGCAGCCGGGGCAACAACAGGCACTGACTTCATGGGTGTACCATTTAGTAAGCCGCTCAAAGTGATGTGGTTCCAGGCAGAAATCATCAAGGAATTCCTCAAGGGTAGGATCGAGACATACTTCAGAAGGTTCGGAGATGATGAAGACATGGTCAGGTTGGGCTATGAGAACCTCATCGTGTCAGGCCGGTTAAGAAAGAATCTAATGACGGACCAAGACATCCAAGCATTTCATGAAGAGATCCAATACCACAAGCCTGACATCGTCATGATCGATCCCATCATTAACTTCTTTGATGGTGAAGAGAACAGCAACACTGAGATCCGTAAGCTGCTTGACAGAGTGGATAAGCTGATCGAGATGAATGATGTGTCAGTCATTGTCGCACATCACACAGGTAAGGAGAGGGCAGATGACAAGAGCTTTATGTCAGCCCGTGGTGGGTCCGTATTTGCAGGATGGTTCGACAGTGGTATCAAGTTGGCCGGTGAGAAACCTAATGTCTCCTTCTACTATGAAGCGCGTAACGCAAAAGATCCTGATGAACACCTCGCATTCTTCGACTTTGAGCTAGGTGTCTGGACGATCAGTGACCTCGGCAAGAGGCAAACGAAAGTTGTATCTCCAGAGGATGAGGTGGAGATAGCAGGCATCGTGTTGAAGGGAATGAAGGTAGATACCTACTATAAACGTGCTGATCTAGAGCTTGTCGCTAAGGCTCAGTTGCGTAGACACAACAAAGCTAACGGACAGAAAGCTTGTCGGAGCGCAGTCAGTTATGTGCAAGGAAACCTAGGTCATAAAGTGCTGACATTCAGCATCCCAGGCCAAGCGATGTGGCACTACCTCGCGGAATCAACCGCACAAAAACCATGGGAGATAGAGTGATGGATCGTTGGCCCTCTTATGTACCGAAAGAACATAGACGTTCATGGGTGTCTCTAGGAACAATGAATAAATGGTTTACAGTTGGAGGTTTGCAGGCATTAAGCTACATAGCAAAAGCGGAAAGGTCTGGCAATCCTATAAGACATAGCATTCACAATGGAAGTAAGTTTTACAGGGCTTTGGATGTGATAGCCCGTGCCAGAGCAGAGTGCATGGAGATAAATAAAACAGGTGTGGCGCTTGAAAAAGAAGCCTTACTTAATCTATCTAATGCTCGATCAAAGTTAGAAAAAGAAGTTCAAGACTTAAAGTCAAAGGCATCTCATGAAATTAAGATGAACTTATTAAGCGATACGTTGACGGGTAAATACATGTTGGATGTTAGTGAGATTGTTGCTAATTCTGCGCCGTTCAAATCAAAGTGTGGTGTTTACTTTTTAATTCAAGACGATCAAGTGGTATACGTTGGTCAGTCTGTGTCTGTAGACACAAGAGTAAGAGATCATGCAAACAACAAGTATGCTGTCAATGTAAAGGTATTTGATCGTTACGCTTACATCCCTTGCGAAAAACATCAATTAGATGTACTGGAAAGCTTATACATTCACGCTTTAAATCCCAAGTATCAAGGCAGGCAATCATCTCAAAGATATCCTGCCGCACCTTTTAGCTTTCAACAACTTATGAATATGGTTAAGCATTAGCACACCTCATAAAATATTTATTTAACAAAGGAGAAAAGCACGATGAATATATTTACACAGTTTAAAAACTGGGCGGCAGGAATGTATCAAACATTTTGGCGTAACAGGCAGGGGTTTGACAGGATGCTGACTGAACTCAAAGAGTTTAGAGAAGATCAGGCAGACCTTGAAGCAGATAAGGACGAGCAACCACGGGATTCCAGGGGTAGGTTCATGCCCAAGACGGATGATGTCGAGCGGTATCACGGCAAAAACGACAACAGAATAGAGAGGCCATAGTATGAAACTAACTAACAAGAAGAACATCAAGCAGGAGTACATCTTCAAAGCGAAGGTGGTCCGGGTCATCGATGGTGACACGATTGATATCGATATCCCTATGGGGTTCGGCATCACAAAGACTAAGCAGCGGTGCCGGTCACATGGCATCGATACACCTGAGTCGCGGATCAATACACGGCGACAGCCTGAGCGGATCAGGGAGAAAGAGATGGGCCTTGAGGGTAAGGCGAGGATGAAGGTGCTCTGTGGTAAGGAGGTGTACATCGAGAGCCTGGATGGGGGTAAGCTGGATAAGTACGGGCGATTGTTGATCAACCTGTATACCCTGGATGGCATCAACATCTCAGCAACACTGATCAACGAAGGTCTGGCAATTAAGTATGATGGCGGGAGAAAGAAACATGTCTGGGTATGATGCGGTAAACCCAAGTCATTACAAGGAGGGCGATGTCGAGTGCATCGAAGCCATACGTGCAAGCATGAGCGCGGAGGCATTCAAAGGATACCTGAAAGGTAACAACATCAAGTACCTGTGGCGATACGAGAGCAAGCAAACAACTAATCAACTTGAAGATCTTAAGAAGGCCCAGTGGTATCTCGATGAGTTGAAGAAGGTTGTATCAAAGGAACGAAACCAATGAGTGAAATGGATGTGGACTACGACTTTGATGGCCAGCGTGAGGAAAGTATCAGGCTGCTTGAAGCAACAGAGAGTATAGCTAATTCGCTTGAGCGTATTGTAGAGCTAATAGAACAGGGAATAATGAACGATGGGTAAGTTGGTTAAGATAGTAAGAACGTGTCCTAAGTGTAAGACAACAGAGCCTGAAGCGTTCAGCGGTAGGGCCAAGAGTTATCAAGCGCCGTGCCTGATCTGTGCAAGGAACAGTGACTTGGATGCTAAGAAGGCAGTGATAGAGAGGCAGTCAATGGTTGCGGAATACATGAGGCCGTGTAAGCCTTGGGTCTTCAAGCATGTGCCTGTGATTCCTCCTCACAACCCATGAGAGGGTGGGATAAAGATGCCCTGAGAGGGATGAAAAAAGGAATTAAAACATCCCCCTCAAAGCAAGATCCCAGGCTGGAGAGTACAGCCTAACGGAGTACAAGGATCGAGATTATCTTAGCACAACTATAACAGGTGATGTCCAGAGTAATGATGAAGGAGATAGTAGGATGGGTGATAGATGGGTGAGGGTATGATCGCAAGCGTGGTGACAATGTACCTAATGACAGGATGGGGAACGTGGTTAGAGCACTCATCGTATGATGATATGAAGCAGTGCATGGCCGTCGAGGAGAGCATACGACAGGAGGTTTGGTACGAAAAATTCAACACAATCTGCGTAGCTTTTTATGAGGATCAGAGTGTCGCGGATTTATCTTACGGAGGAAAGTTAAAGTGATTTCGAGGCAAGAGGTAGGGGCAATCGGGGACGAAAAACTTTTTGCCCCTACCCCCCTTTTGAAAAATAAAGTTCAACGATATCAAGGGTTTAGGGGTAGGGGCAGTAGGGGCAGCGTTGCCCCGCCTTAACATCGTTGCCCCCCCTTCTACAGCCCAGTAAAAACGGGTAGGGGCATAGGGGCAGTAGGGGCATCCCTAAAGGGAGAGATATATATATACATAATCTCTACCACACCTCCTTTAGGGTGGGAGGAAAAAAAAGAAAGCGAAAGTTAAATTAGGAGATTTTAAATGAGCGATATGAGTGAGAAGAAAAATCAAAATATGCTGATGCATCCAGAGGAGTTTGCAAAGAGAGGTTTGTCCAGGCCAAAACAGTTGAGCCCAAAGCAAGAGAAGTTCGCTCAGTTATTTGTCTACCATGATCTGACCAAGAAGGAGTGCGCTCTTCGGGCTGGATATAAGAATCCATCTGTCGTTGCATCAACGCTACTTCATGGTGTTCAGTTCAACCATGTTCAGAATCGTATCTCAGAACTCACAGAGTCCAAGCAGTTGAAGTATGGGATCACCTTCGACAATGTATCAAGGGATCTGCAAATGATCCGTGACGCAGCCCTAGAGGATGGTGCGTATGGTCCTGCAGTTCAGGCTGAGATGGGTAGAGCCAAGCTTGCAGGGCTGATGATCGATAAGAAGGAAATCAAAACGGGGACTATTGACCAGATGGATAGAGGTGAGGTAGAGGCAAGGCTCAGAAATCTAATTGATAAGCATGAGTTGGTGAGGACAGAGACAGTGGTGGTGAAGGAGGATTTAGAGGAGGAGGAGGTTGAGGAGGCTGAGTATGAGGATGTGGATGATGAGGAGGAGGAGGATGACATTGACCCACGTTGGCAAGAGGAGGCTGAGTGGGAGCAGAACGAGGACATTGATGATGAGGGTTGGGAGGATGAGGATGAGGAAGATGAGGAAGATGAGGATGAAGATGAAGGAGTAGAGAAATGAACTGCTGGCATTGTAAAGCTGAGTTAATATGGGGCAGTGATCATGATTTAGAGGATGAGTTTGAGGAATTCTCAATGGTTACTAATTTAAGTTGCCCTGATTGTGATAGCCATGTAGAAGTTTACCTGCCAAGAGATGAGCGTAAGGAGGAGATAAAGATGAGTGATCGAGAAATTTTTATTATTGAGGACACTGAGACAAAGTTGATTGATGGCTATTACCTTTCTCATAAGATGGCAGTGAGGTCTGCAGCAAGCTATGAAAGAAAAATAGGGCATCCCATGGAGGTCAAGCTAATGAAAGATATTGAGTGGATGGACAGGCAAATTACGGAAGACGGTAAGCTGCTTCATATCGAGGATGATGTAATGATCAAGTACAGTGAGGCATACAATCAATGAGGATGAGGGCGCTATGCCCTCCACACCTCCGGTCTGAATGAATGGCGCTTGCGGTCTTTCTTTGTGACTCTGGACTTCTCAGCGATAGACTTTCTTAACAGAAACATTCTGTTGCGATGATGCTGACCACAATATCTTTCCTTGCTGGAATACTTTGTGATCGTGCTAGTGAATGATTCACCACACCAGTGACAGCTATAGTCTTTTTTCTTCATTGACTTGTGAATGGTGGATGAGTTCCACCTTAGCCCACCTCGCGTTTCTTTTATTATCATTAGGCTTGCTCCTTTAATCATTGATTAGTTTATTGTGAGCCATAGTTTTAGCTGAGTTTCCTCATCAAAATCATTGATCAATATGTAATCAAAGTGCTTGCCGATTTCTTTGATAGCTCTCTTTGCATTGGCAACCTGGAGTTCAGTCGCACGTTTGTCTGTTGCATAGAGTAAACCTTTGCCTCCGTTAGCATCTCTATCGATGATGTGAATTCGATTGCGTAAAGCTTTGCCCATTTCTTTTAGGGTTAGTTGTTCATTGATCAGTGAGCCTATTGCTATGTCAAGGTAAGCAAATTCAAGGTCCATCTCTTTGTAAAAAGAAAAGTCTGAATCTTCTTTTGATCGGATCTCTTCGTACTCATGCCATCGCTCTGTCTTGCAGTAGTTCTCTGCAATGTCGATAGCCTTGCGGTATAGCTTGCGACCTTCTTCTTTTGGTTGGGTGTAGTAGTTGTTGTCACCACGGCCATCGTTCTCTACGCGCATGACCTTGGTGCCATCGACATAGATGTGTGCCTTGAAATGGTGAGTGTTATTTGAACTGGAATTGTTGTGAGTTATTGATCTTACCTCTATGCCAGCGCACACCTCCGATGCGAGGCGTGTGTTGGCTATAGAATCTTTGATCCATTGCGCTTGGGTTCTCATGACATTTCCTTTTTGTTTAGTAGGATTTGTTGTTCTATTTCTTTAACGGTTAAGCATTCGTCGCAGACGTTGTAAGCGCCGTCAGAAAATTCTTCATGACCCGAATCAGGAAACACAATGTCTGGCGTGTTCTCTTCATCCATAGGGATTGTGATATCGCAGCGGTCACATGTTCGTGCCGCGCATTCTGGGCAGCATTCGCCTAGCCAGTTTTGCTGGCCGCAATTGATGCAGGTGTGGCTCATGACGTTTCCTTTTGCTTCCAGAAAGAAAATCCAAATAGGACGTTGTCAAGGTTGGTCAACGGGCCTATCTGAATTGAATCAGGCAGATCGAGCGGGTGAAATTTATCAGAGTAATGCTTGCGGCTTTCATCTTTGGAATCAAACCATCTTGTCAGCGCCTCTTCGACAAATAGCAGCACATATCCAAAGTTATTTTCCATGTAATCAATGGCGACCTTGCGACCTAAAGTTGTCCCACCATCGAATCTCTCAACGGATTTCGACATCTTGTATTCAAATAGTACTGAGCCCTCTTTGATTTCAGCACGATAATTTTCTATTGAAAGTTCAGCACATCTTCTGTCGTGCTTTACATATTCTATTATTAGAATGTGATTGTTATCCATGGTGATTCCCCTAGTGTGCGTGGTAGCTAATGTTTGGTATGGATTTATCCCAGCATGCGCGGCAATCTTTGCATTCATTATCTTGCTTAGGTGCTGGGCATACGTGAGAATTTACGGGTATGGTGTTGGCGTGTACTGTTGAAGTGTGAGCAAATCGCTTAGGTGCTGGCCCATCTACCATGGGTGCCGATACTCTCACAATTAGATTGATTGGTAGTTTGCCTTTATAACTTGCGACTACTTGCGCCTCGCGTGTTGGCAACCAATGATTGCAATCTGGCGTAAGCTTGGCGACTTCAATAATCTTTTCATAGTGTTCGGTGCTTTGTATGTCGCCGCTATCGTGCCATCTAAAAAGCTTATCCTTATTTATTGAACGTGCCATGTTGGCAGACCAGTTTTTATCTTTGATTGTCGCTAGCCTTCTGGCTTGTGCCGTTTTAACTACTGGCATTACATACATGCCGCGATCATAGGCGTAACATTTTTCGCATGTTGAACCTTTAACCTTTCTAAGTTTGCCGCCAACATTACAAGCTTGTGCTGGTAGTCCATAAGATTTGCTTGGCATCTTCGATGCATTAGATAACCCACCTATTAACTTCCTTGCTTCCGATACTTTCATGTTTATAAACTCCCATTAAGGTATTAATGTTTTATTGCTTTGTCGTAACGTAGTATACATTATAATTAACATAAATAAAAACATAAATTGTTGGGTATTTTGTTGGGTTTAATACCTTTCCCACCCTCGAACGATCTATATACCTCCCCGTTTTCTTTTCCTGCGTGTTGGGACCGGCAAAAAAATGCAAGCGTAGCTTGCGGCCTTGATCTTTTTTATAGCTTGCGGCCTTTAGCTTTTTTATTGAGAGTGCAAGCGAAAAGCTTGCGGCCTTTGGCTTTTATTACTTGCGGCCTTTGGCTTATTATTTTTTGGGAAAAAATTTTAGGCAAAAAAAAGGGAGCGAATGCTCCCCTGGGGTAGGCCGCGGCCGGTTAGCTATGCGCATACCCGTCTAGCTCAATGCCCAGCCATACTCCAGACCATAGGACCATGGCACAATCCAAACCTATGGCCTGCGATACTGTCCTTCGGAATTGTAAATAGGTCATGTCCTGATTGTCCTGCTTCCATTTTCTGGCTAGTGATATGGCCTGCTCTTTATTTAACCTCATGACTGATCTGCCGATGGTATAACGTGAACGTCTGCCAGTTCGTGCCAATTGACCTGCGATATATCAATCAGGTCATTGATGAAGCTATCAGGAATGTCTGAATTATATACGTGCTCTTCGACATAGTCTTTTATGTAGTGAGCGCGATCACTTTGTGAATCGATATCTTTTAACTCCAAATATAGGTTGTCCATA